ATGTAGCTAATAAAGCATTGTTTGATAATGCAAAACAAATGTATGGACACATAAATAATTTAAATACTTTAGGTCTATCTCCATCTTCTTTATCACAAACATTTACTAAAAGAGGTCTTAAAAAAGATTACAGAGAAATATCAAATGGTATCTTTGATGCTTATTATCCATCAAAAAATACAATTGATGCATTTAGACAAATTGCAATGGAAACAGGTCAACCAGATCCTTTCTTAGAAGCACAACCAACATTATCAGCTATGTATAGTGTGTTTAGAAATTTAAGATTGTTTGGTGAATTTGATGTTAAACTAGAAGATTTCTTACCTTCAGCAGAACCTGAAACAAGAGTACCATTACCAGAACAACCAATGCCTTCACCAAATATAATAGGACAAGGACCACAAATGACTACATCTATGGGGTTGACACCAACTGAATTGGCTTTATTATCACCAGAAGAAAAACAATTAAGACTTAGACAACGAGGATTAGCATAATGGATTTAGGATCAGGTAGTACATATTCAGAAAATATGAGTGCTGCATCTGGCGGCCCAGGAGGAAGTCAAAATCAAGGACCTAGTGGTTTTGGAGGAGGTGACTCTGGCGGCGGTAATGATGTTTATTCAGGTTATGTAGCAGCTTCACAACCAAGGGGTGGTCTACAAGGAATTAAAGATTATTTTACGGGAGGTGGATATGATTATGGATATCAACCAACTTTTTCAAAAACTTTAGGTGGTATAGGTGGTTTATTGTTGGGAATGATTAATCCTGTTTTAGGTGGATTAAATTTTGTAAGACAAAATATTGGACCAGAGTTTGATAGATTTAGACAAGCCCCAACTTTAGATAGATATTTTAGACCAGATGCATACATAGACAAACCTTACATAATTGGTTCTAATCCAATGGACTATCAAAGATTTAGTCCTAATGAATTTGGTCAGGAATATAAATATAGAGATGGAATTGCTTCTTTAGATACGTCTCCTTTATTATACGCAAGTGCAACCAAAGCGCCAACAAGTGGATATGATCTTAAACAACAACAAAAAGATGATGCGCTAGAACAATTTTATCAAGAAAACCCAGAACTAAGACCAGAAAATGAAAAAACTAGTATGATGGGTGGAATAACAAGTTTAGTATAATGCCTAAAAGATCAGCCTTACAAAAAATAGAAGCGCACGAAAAACTTTGCAGAATAATGCAAAAACAAACTTTTGAACAGATTCAAGAATTAAAGAATCAAATCATTAGAATAGAAAGAATCTTAATAGGAACAGCGGCTTTTGTTATTATAAGCCTACTTGAAAAAGTAATCTAAACATATTATATATGTTGCAGGCGCACAATAATGTGGCCAATTAAACTTGCTTAATATAAGGAGGATAATATGACAGCATTAGATTTAATCAATAAGTTCAATAAAGACGTTTGGAATCATTCAGACAAAATGTTTGGTGATGCATTTGACTCTATCTTTGATAGTTGGTCAAAAGCTCAATCGTTTCCATTTTACAATGTGGTAAAATACGGAAAAGGTGAATACGGCATTGAGTTAGGACTTGCAGGCTTCAACAAGAAGAATGTTAAAGTTCAATATCAAGATGGTGTATTAACTGTTTCTGGTCAAGTAGAAGACAAAGAAAAAGACTACATTGAAAAAGGTTTAGCAGCTAGAAAATTCTTTAAACAGTTTGCTTTACACGATAAAGCAGTTGTTAATGATGCTTCTATGGAAGACGGTGTATTAACAATCAAACTTGGTGTTAATGAACCTGAAGAAATCAAACCTTTGGATATAAAAATTAAATAATTATATCCAGTCTTTAAGTTCTTCGCCCATAATTTCTGTGGCGATGTTAACTTTTTTACGAAGGGATTGTACGATTTTATCATCTACAGTCCCTTCAGCAATAATATCAACATAAGTCATAGGTTTTTCCTGACCAATACGATCAATCCTTGCTTCGGACTGTTGACGTTTTTCTAAATCATATCCATTAGAATAATAAATCATTGTAGATGCTCCAGTTAAAGTAATACCATACCCACCTGTTTGAGGTGTACCAACTATGAATCTAACTGGAGAATTTGGATCTTGTATTTTTTGTATTGCAGTTTGTCTATCGTCTGTTGAAGTATCACCATAATAAGTTACAACTGATTTTTCACCATATTTTTTTGTTATTGCTTCAACGATTGCTTCAATATCATATCTATAGTGTGCCCAGATAACAGCTTTGCCTTCCATCTCTTCCAAGATATCCATTAATTCATCAATACGATTATTTTTTATTTCCTGAGTTTCACCATCATCAGAAGTAAAATGACCACAAGTAATTTGATGTAGTCTCATTAATTGAGTAATGACTGTTGCGGTTGAAACCATTTTACCATTTAAAAATGCAATGGCTTTTTCTTTCATTGTTTTATAAACTTTTTTCTGTTCATCAGTTAATTCAATTATACGTTTTGTATAAGTTTTAGGTGGTAAATCTAAACAATCATCTTTAAGTACACGATAAGAAAATGGTTTTATTTTTTCTGAAAGTTCTCCAAGATTTCTATAACCAACAACTATTTCTACTTGTCTACCTGATACATTTATTTTTTTACAGATGGCATATCTTGTTCTAAATGCATAATATGAAGATTGATCTAAAAGATAAGAATCCAAAAAACCACACTGAGAAAATAAATCTAATGGTGATTTAGTTACAGGTGAACCAGTTAATATTCTTCTGTACTTAGTAAAAGGTTTCAAAGATAAAATACTTTTAGTTCTTTTAGCAGTAGGATTTTTAATCGTAGTTGATTCATCAATTCCCATCAATGCAGTATGACAAGATAAAAATTTATGTGCAAACTGTACACCTTTCTTTGTAGAAAAAGCTTCAACGTTCATAATTAATATGTGAAGCTCTGCACCTGTTTCAAACAAAGGTTTTAACTCTTTTGCATTAGGATCAGTTCTCCATAAACCAACTTTCTTTTCTATATAGTCAGGTAAATGATTGGGTATTTCAGAATCAAACCAATTCTTATAAACACCTTTAGGTGCTATGATTAATGCACCATTAATCTTGCCAGCATTATAAAGCATAGCAATATTGTCAATTAATACCTTAGATTTACCAGTACCCATTTCCATAAAGTATGCAAATACTTCTTTATCCCAAGACATTTCTAATGCTTTGGATTGATGAGCAAATGGTTTGCTTTTAAATTTATAGTTCATAATATTTTTTGCTTTCTATTGAAAAGGCATACATTATGTTGTATATAATGTCAATGCAAGAAAGCATAAATTATACAGATTTAAAATCTTCAGGACAATCTATTGTATATGTAATACAAGATATACCTGGTACCAAAATAGGTATGCCTAAGATAAATATAATCGGTGCAACCCAATATGGACAGTTAAAAGTTTTACTTCCTGAAAACTCACAAATTATTTTAAGTCCTGCATATGTAATATCTACATTAAGAACTAAATTAAAAGATTATAAATCAAAAGATTATTTACTACTTACAGGCGATCCCGCAATTATTGGAGTTGCGTGTTCAATTGTTTCTGATATAACAAACGGAAAGTATAAATTATTAAAATGGGATAAACAAGAAAGGAAATATTATCCAGTTGAAATTGATTTGTATAATAAAACTTGACAATGAAAAAATAAAAACTTATATAGAAAGGATAGAAAGTTATGACAATAAATTTTGAAAACGATAGAATGCAATCAGTTGAGCAGATAGATTCAGCTAAAAGATTATCTGATAAAGTGATTGAATTAAAAGATTTAGAAGACGAAATTGCAAACGCAGAAGAGTCTATAAAAAAATTAAAAGAGAAAGCAAATCTTTTATCAATGGTAGAAATTCCTGCTATGATGGATGAAATGCAGATTACAAAATTAAAGCTGAAAGATGGCGAGTCAGTAGAAATAAAAAAAGTCTACGGCGCTACTATTCCTAAAGATCAACAGGAAGCAGCTTTTGAATGGCTTCGTAATAACGGTCTAGGTGATATTATTAAAAATGATATCACTGTTACCTTTGGTCGTGGCGAAGATAACAAGGCAGCACAATATGCTGTCCTTGCACGAGGTCAAGGATTTGAACCTGTCCAGAAAGTTGGAGTAAATCCTATGACACTCAAGGCACTGGTCAGGGAACGTCTTGAATCTGGACTTGATGTTCCTGCTGACCTATTTAAACCGTTTGCAGGTAACCAAACTAAAATAACGAGACGTTAACAAAAGGAGAAACACGATGAGCGAAACGAGCAACGCGATGACAACAAAAAAGGCAGCAGGCCTACCATCAGCTTCATTATTTGAAGCAGATGCACACTTAGGTTTTGAGAATGTGAAGACAGAATCACTGGCTCCACCAATCTTAAAACTATTACAAAACGGTTCAGCGGAAGCACAGAAGCGTAATCAAAATTACGTTGATGGTGCAGAACCTGGAATGTTTTTAAATACAGTTACAAAACAACTGTATAATGGTGATCAAGGAATAAATGTAATTCCTTGTTATTACAAACTGGAATACCAAGAATGGTCCGATTATGGAACAGGTTCAGGTAGACCAGAAATGATCTATCCTGATACTTCAGACATTTTAGATAAAACAACTAAAGGTGCTGATGGAAAAGATAGGTTATCAAATGGTAACTACATATTAACTGTAGGACAACATTTTGTAATTATCTTAGGAGATAGAAGTTCTGAAACTGCTATGATATCTATGAGTTCATCTCAAGGTAAGATTAGTAGAAAATGGAACTCTATGATGAAATCAATAGTGTTGGATGGTAAAAATGGTCCATACACTCCACCTTCATTTAGTCATATTTATAAATTATCTTCTGTATTAAATACAGGTAAAGGTAATCAATGGTATGGTTGGAATGTTGCAAAAGTAGGTCCAGTAGAAGATGCGGCTATGTATGAGAGAGCCAAAAAATTCTATGGTTCTTTTGCAAAAAGATAATTTTCATTACCTTCACAATTAATGAAACAGGCGGCCGAAAGGCCGCCTACAATGAAAGATGGATATGATAGAAATAAAAAAATTTAAAGAGATATTTGAAGGATCATACAATGCGTATGGTCAAACTAGAAAAACAGAAGAATATGATGAACGTGGTAAACATAAAACCAAATCAGTCATAACTAAACAACCTGTAACAGATCAAATGTGGGCAGACCATTTATTGGGATCTGATCCTGCATTAGGAATTATTCCCATTAATGAAGATAGTAAATGTAAGTGGGCTTGCATAGACATAGATGTTTACAATTTAAATCATCAAGAATTGATAGATAAGATAAAAGTAAATAATTTGCCTTTAGTCGTATTTAGATCAAAGTCTGGTGGTGCACACGTATTTTTGTTTACTAATAAATTTGTTCCTGCAGCATTGTTTAGAACAAAATTAAAAGACATAGCAGCAATGTTAGGTTATGCAAGATCGGAAATATTTCCAAAACAAAATCACATCAATAAAGACAGAGGAGATGTTGGTAGTTTTTTAAATCTACCTTATCACAATGTAAATCAAACTTTACGTTACGCTTTCAAACAAGATGGAAGTGCAATGACTATAAATGAATTTTTTGAACACTATGATAAAATAGTTTTGTCAGAAGAACAATTACTAGTTTTAAAAGTAAAAGAAGAAAAAACTGAAGATGGTGATTTATTAAAAGGTGCTCCACCTTGTTTAAGAATGTTAGCAAAAGAAGGAGTACCAAATGGTCAAAGAAATAATGCTATGTATAACTTTGGTGTATACTGTAAGAAAAGATTTCCTGATGATTGGGATCAACAAATCGTACTATACAACATAAAATATTGTAAACCACCATTAGATAAAAAAGAAATGGATACAATAATTAAATCCATAGATGGTAAGGATTATCAATACAAATGTAAGGATGAACCTATTGCATCTTTCTGTAATTCTAAAAAATGCATTAAACAAGAGTTTGGTGTTGGTGATGATTTTTCTCCAGGACTAGAAATAAAAGAAATACAAAAGTATACATCTAATCCACCTATTTATTATGTAACTGTAGGAGAAGGTATGGTTGAAGTTAGCGGTGCTGACTTACACGAACCTGATAAGTTTTCATTAAAATGTTTAGAACAAATTAATCAATCAATGTTACCAGTTGCTAAGTTGATATGGAGAAAACAAATCAATAAACTATTACAAGAATCCATACCAATAGAAGCACCAGAAGTATTAAAGGTTGATAATCAATTAAAAGAATTATTGGTTGAATTTATATCAAGATCTAATGGAAAGAAAAAAGAAGACATTAAACGTGGGATACCATTTACAGAAAATGGAGTGACCTACTTTAAATATAAATCTTTCTGGACTTTCTTATTAAGAAGTAAATCTTGGAATGTTAAGTATGAAGGAACATTAAGAATGTTAGAAACCTTATTTGGTGCCAAAGAAGAAATAACTTATCTTGATGGTAAAAATACAAGACACTTAACCATTAAACAGATTGAAATGGATAAACCTAGTTTAAGAAAGGATAAGATTAAAGATGTCCCATTCAACTAGAATCATAATACCTGGACCACCTGGTACAGGTAAGACCTTTACATTAACTAAGTATTTAGAAAGAGAATTAAATGAACATAAAACAGATCCACAAAAAATAGCCTACATATCTTTTAGTAACGCTGCAGCAAATGAAGCTCAAAGAAGAATCAATCATAATTTGTTTCACATAGGTACGATGCATTCACTTGGAAGTAATGCATTAGGAATCAATACTCAAACTCAATTACTGAAAGGAAGTAAATGGAACAGTTTTAAAAATTATTCTCAGGTATGCAAGGACCTATCTTTTGAATCTACGACTAATGAATTTGGTTATGTTGTGTACACAAACCCACATATGAAGATCATTGAGTATGCAAGATCTCGTCAAATAGATATAGAAGAAGCAGCCATACAACTAGATTTACATCAAACCGTTGAAGTTAGTTTAACTGAATTAATAGACTCACATTTAAAAACTTATAAAGAACACACTGGAATGATTGAATACTACGATATGATTGCACAATTCATTGAAAAGAAAGTTTGTCCGCAGTTAGATGTGGTGTTTTTGGATGAAGCACAAGATCTAAGTCCATTACAATGGAAGATGTTTTTTTACATTGAAAGTATTTGTAAAAGATCATACATTGCTGGTGATGACGATCAAACAATTTACACGTTTCAAGGAGCGGATCCTAAAATATTTATAAACTTAAAAGGTAAATTTGATCCTCAAATAAAATCTAGAAGGGTTCCAAGAAAGATACATAATTTAGCTGAGTCCATTTTTCCATATATGTCTGAGAGATTGGATAAACAATGGGAAGCAAGGGACGCAGAAGGAAACATATACGAAGATATGTCTTTAGAAGATTTAAATTTATTTAAAGGCAACTGGATGATATTGGCTAGAACTAATAAAATGTTAGATCAAATAAAAGAACATCTTTATAGTTTAAATTTAAGATTTAGTGCAAAGACTCAAGAAATATTACCTACTGAAATGGTAAATGCTTATAGGGTTTGGGACAGATTAAATAAAGGAGCAAAGGTAGATAAACAAGGTGTAAAAGATTTGTGGCAGTATTTAAAAACTGAATTGCACGTAGCAAGGGGTTTTAAGAATGAAAAGAAACTAGAGACCATTGTCTCGGTTGATATGCAAGAACTTAGAGAACAATACGGGTTGCGAGCGACGGGGAGCTGGGAGCATTTAAATTTTCCACAAGAAAGTAAAACATACATAAAGAATTTATTAGAATCAGGCGATGACTTGATGAAAGAACCAAGAATAAAAGTTTCTACGATACATAGTGTTAAAGGAGAAGAAGCAGATAACGTTGCTTTATATACTGATTTGGAAAGAATCATATATGAATCAGCATTAAAAGATCCTGATCCAGAACATAGAACATTTTTCGTAGGAATAACTAGAGCAAAAGAAAATCTATACTTAATGCAATCAACATCAGATTATCAATACAACATAGGAGGACCAATAGTATGACAAATAAAGATATATTCGATAAGGCATTTCCACAAAATAGGCAGGTAGGCGGGAAACATTATAAAACTTTTCGCATTCAACCATATGAGTTTATTTCTAAAAATAATCTTAGTTTCTTTCAAGGAAACGTTGTGAAGTACGTTTGTAGATACAAGGATAAAAATGGAATACAAGACTTAGAAAAAATAATTCATTACTGTGAATTAGAAATTTTAAAGCTTAAAGATGATAATCTTTAAATGTGTTGTTTGTAAGAAAAGAAAAATAACTTACAACTATAGCTATATGTGTAAAAAATGTTATAATAAAAAAAGGAAGAAATGATAAATATTAAAGCTTGGATTGATCTATGTTTTTTAACACTAGCGACATTTGCATATTTTTTAGCGTTTGAAAGATTTATTTGGAGTATATTATGATATTTGAAGCGCAAAGAGAATGGAATTGTCCTGAAGAGTTTCCAGATTTAAGCAATGCAAAACACATTGCAATAGACTTAGAAACAAAAGATGTTGATTTAAAATCAAGAGGGTCAGGTGCAATACAGGGTAGAGGTGAAATTGTAGGTATTGCTGTAGCCGTAGAAGGTTGGAAAGGTTATTATCCAATAGCACACGAAGGTGGTGGCAACATAGATAAAAGAATAGTTTTAGAATGGTTTAAAAAAGTTTGTGCTACAGATGCTGTAAAAATATTTCATAATGCAATGTATGACGTATGTTGGATTAGATCATATGGAATACAAATTAATGGACATATTATTGATACAATGGTTATGGCATCTTTGATTGATGAGAATAGATTATCTTATACTTTAAACAGTATTGCCTTTGAATATTTAAGAGAAGTTAAAGATGAGAAGTCACTAAAAGAAGCAGCAGAATCTTTTGGTATAGATGCTAAAAAAGAAATGTATAAACTTCCTGCGATGTTTGTAGGTAATTATGCAGAAAAAGATGCAGAACTAACTTTAGAATTATTTAAAACATTGTCCAGGGAAATATCTAAACAAAACTTGATAGAAATATTTAACTTGGAAACACAACTATTTCCTTGTTTGATTGATATGAAATTTAAGGGCGTGAGGGTAGATGTTGAAAAAGCTCATCAATTAAAAAAAGAATTAAGCACAGAAGAAGAAATATTAATCCAAGAAGTAAAAAAAGAAACAGGAATAGAACCTCAGATATGGGCAGCAAGAAGTATTGCACAAGTATTTGATAAACTTTCTTTACCTTATGAAAGAACTGAGAAATCAAATGCACCATCATTTACTAAAAATTTCCTTTCAAATCATCAACATCCATTAGTTAAAAAGATAGCAAAAGCTAGAGAAATAAACAAGGCTCATACTACTTTTATTGATACAATAATAAAACACGAATATAGAGGAAGAATACACGCAGATATTAATCCTATTAGATCAGATCAAGGTGGTACAGTAACTGGTAGATTTAGTTATGCGAATCCAAACTTACAGCAAATACCTGCAAGAAATAAAGATTTAGGGCCGTTAATTAGATCATTGTTCTTACCTGAAGTCAATCATAAATGGGGTTGTTTTGATTATTCGCAGCAAGAACCAAGACTTGTAGTGCACTATGCGGCATCAACTGAACCTATTTGTTTTGATGATTCTGTAATTAATATAGTAGAAAAATTTAAAGATAACTCTGTGGATTTTCATCAAACTGTCGCTGATATGGCTAACATAAAGAGAAAAGATGCAAAGACAATTAATCTTGGATTATTCTATGGAATGGGTAAGGCAAAATTACAAGCTGAATTAGGTTTAAATACAAAACAAGAAGCAGAAAATTTGTTTAATCAATATCACGAGAGTGTACCTTTTGTTAGAGATCTTATGACATATACTTCTAATCAAGCACAAACAGGTTCCATTGGAACTTTATTAGGACGTAGATGTAGATTTGATAAATGGGAACCAAATCAATTTGGTATGCACACTCCTATGTCTTTTGAAGAAGCTGAAAGAACTTATGGTAGAGGAAGAATTAGAAGAGCATTTACATACAAAGCTTTAAATAAATTAATACAAGGATCCGCAGCAGATATGACTAAAAAAGCTATGCTAGATTTATATAATGAAGGAATAATACCACATATTCAAATACACGATGAATTAGACATATCTATTGAATCAGAAATTAAAGCTAAGAAGATAATTGAAATTATGGAAAATGCTGTTACACTAAAAGTTCCTAACAAAGTAGATTACGAATCAGGAAATACTTGGGGAGATATTAATGGATAATAATGGCTTATTTAAATGCGAACACACCACCAATATATTGTCAAATTCGTAGAGAATATCTTTATGACCTTAAAAAACATCACGGAGAAGTGCAAGACGCTATTATCTTTGGGCTTTCGGCCATCACAGGTCGTGCAATACTTTTTCACGCAATTATGGAAAATGGTGCGGTCTTCTATCGTTTACCGATATCTGCGTTTATACAGAAGGGTTTTGACCCAAAGAACGTTCCTATCCGTAGACTGGACGAATTGGAGTTATGGAATTCTTTCAGTTATTATCCTGCTGTTACTACTTGGGATATTCTAGAAGCACAATCAGGTAAATACATCGGTAAAGATAAAAAATGGCACAACGGTAAATATTTATTTACTGTTGACTTTGCACATCCAGAGAGTAATATTCTTGATACTGATCATTCAGAGATTCCGCACGAACATAAGTGCGCACACATAATGGCCTTAGATGATGG